TGATCATGCAAAAAGGGTGTTGCACAAATGCCACTCTTGCGCATAGAATCACGTCAGGGACCTTGCGTCCAAAAATAACTCAAGCCGGACAACGATCCGGCTTTTTGATGGCATGACAAATTTCACATCCGATACCTGGCACCAGTTGCGCAAGTGGGCTGAAAAGCAGCTTGAGAACGCGCGGGTGAAGAACGACGCCGTGGGACTCTCCGAATTAGACACGGCGGCGCTTCGGGGTGAAATCAGAATGCTCAAACGATTTCTCGACTTGCCCAATGCGGCAACTCGGGGTGTGGTGGTTGAGCCGGATGAATAATCCCGCCCGACCTGTGTGAGTAGCCGCCTTCGGGCGGTTTTTTATTGGAGAGCGAAAAGTGGAAGAAAACGAATTGTCTCAAGAGGAGGCACTGGACCTTTGGAACGAAGAAGCTAAAAAACTCGACGCCGGTGATGACACACCCGCATTCGAGGCTCAAGGCACTGTGCCGGAAACGCCACAGGACATCATCGAACCCCAGGCTACAGCGCCAGCAACCGAGCAACCAGTCGACCCACTGGCTGACCTTCCTGAACCAGTGAGACAGGCCCTGGCCAAGATCACGGAACTGGAAACAGCTAACGCTCAACTGCTGCACCACGTAAAGACTGCCGAGGGTCGCGTGGCCGCTATGCAGCGAGAGTTCCAGCAGGCACGTCAAGCATCGGCTACGGTCGGTACGAATGACGCGCCATCGCAGGGACAAGTCGCAGCTGCGGCCAAGAACCCCGAGAAGTGGGAGCAGCTCAAGCAGGATTTCCCCGAGTGGGCATCCGCGATGGAAGAGTACGTTGGCTCAAAGCTCAACGGCATGGCGAGTGGTGTTCAAGCCACTCAGGTTGTGGACTACGTCCAACAACAGCTTGCCGGCGAACGTGAGAACCTGCGCGCTGCCATTGAGGAAGCAAAAGTCGAAGGCAAATACGAAGACTGGCGAGACACGATTAACACTCCTGACTTTGCACAGTGGTTCGCTATTCAGCCTAGCCAAGTCAAGGCTTTGGCCGACAGCCCAAACGGTCGGGACGCAATCAAGATGTTGGACATGTTCAACAGCGTGAGAACGAAACCCGCAGGGAATATCAAGCAAGAGCGAGGAGCACGTCTCGCGGCTGCCGCGACGACTCGACCCGGTACGACACCGCCGCCCAGGACACTGGACGACTTGTCCCCGGAAGAACTTTGGAACTACGAAGCCAAGAAACGTGAGAAACAACTCGCGGAACGCGGCTACTAAACTTAATATCTGAAAAGGAAAATCCACCATGGCTATTCAAAATTACGGCACCGTTGCATCGCGAAATCTGATTCGCGCTGCACAAGGTATGCTGGAACACGCCCAGCCCATCACCGTTCTCGGTGACTTCGGTACTCAACGCGAGATGCCCCAGAATTCGACAGACACCTTGGTGTTCCGTCGTACTCTGCCTTTTGGCGCATCTGCTGCTGGTACTACGATTGAAAACACCAGCCGCTACGTCGGCACGCCTGACATCACCGCTTCCAACTTCGTGTTGGCCGAGGGTGTCACACCTAACTCGAACACCATCTCCTTCCAGGACGTGTCTGTTCAGTTGCAACAGTACGGCGTTCTCTTCAAGTACAGCTCGAAGACCGAGCAACTGTACGAAGACGACATCCCCGGCGAAATGGTCAAGCTCACCGGCGAGACCCTTGCTGAGGTGATGGAACAAGTCCGTTACGGTGTGTTGAAGGCTGGCTCCACAGTGATCTACGCAAACGGCTCTAGCCGCTCTGCTGTGAACACTGCAATCAGCTTGAACGCGATTCGTAAAGCAGCCCGCACGTTGGAATCCAACCGTGCCCGCCGCGTTACCAGCCGTTTGGCTCCTGGCGTGAACTTCGGTACCCGCGCTGTGCAACCTGCCTACGTTGTGTTCTGCCACACTGACGCAGTGAGCGACATTCGTAACCTCCCAGGCTTCACCCGCGTGGAAGAGTACGGCTCATTCAAGCCAATCCACGACCGTGAAGTTGGCGCTTGCGAAGACTTCCGTTTTGTCAGCTCTCCTTTGTTGAAGTCCTTCTTGGCTTCTGGCTCCGCTACTATCAACGGCATGTTGTCTGTTGGCGCTGCTAACGTCGACGTGTACCCCTTCATCGTTATCGGTGAAGACGCATGGGGCCAAGTCGCATTGAAGGGCATGTCTGCCATCAAGCCTGTGGTGTTGAAAGCATCCCAGACCAACCACGCTAACCCATTGGGCCAATTCGGCTACGTGGGCGCTTCGACATGGTTTGCTACTGTGCGTCTGAACGACGCGTGGATGGCCCGTATCGAAGCCGGTGTGACCGCTCTGTAATGACCAGGGGTGTGAATTGAATTCACACCCCGTCTAACTAAAGGAAAACACTATGGCTGAATCAGTAAAAATACGTGTCGGAAAGATTCCAGACATTTTGACTGCCCGCGAGTTGCAACAACTGTTGACCTCGGTGCAGGCAGACCTGGCCTCGCTTACTGCGCAATTGAACCAATTGCGCACCGACTACAACGCCTCAACGGTGCCAACCACCGCAACGGCAGTCACCCTCAACACCACTGCGTAAAGGAAATTCATCATGTCATACAACATCGAACAAGCCAATAGTGGCTTTCTCTCGCTGACCGCTGCCGGTCTGGCCGAAGGTACGAACGCCAACACGTTCAAAACCGTCAACACTTTGACTTTCACCAACAACGGTGTATTCAAGTCTAAAGCTGCAACCGACAACTTGACTTTCAGCTCTGGCCACACAGCCTTGGCTGCCAGCCAGGCTTGTTTGTTCGGCATCTGGATTAACGCTTCCGGCACCGTGACGACCACTCAAGGTCCAATCGTTGCTGCTGGCGATCCTTGCCCAGTGCCCAGTCAAGCTACGGCCAATACCACTTTGGTCGGCTTGATTAAAGTCACTACTGATTCGTCTACCACGTTCACTCCCGGCAGCACCGACCTCGGCGCTTCTGGAGTCACCGACGCGTATTACGACTGCATGGATATGCCTGGCTCAGCCCAGTAATTTGTTGCCATCCTCTTCTTGATCGAAGAGTTTTGCCGGGGGCCTTCGGGCCCCTGGCTTTTTGGCAATCCCTGTTTTTAACCCCTGGAGAAAATGATGGCAACAAGCAAGAACAAAGCAATCCAAGGCATGGAAATCGTGGACGACGCGCCTGTCATTGAGACGGTAGCTGAATCGCGAGACTTCCGCAGCCTGGCGGCCGATGAGTCGTTTATGAACGAGATGGTCACCGTCATGGTCCATTCGACCACCGACGAGAACCAATCTCCCCAAGTCGTTGTGAACTGCAACGGCACCAACTCCGTCATCATTCGCGGCTACCCTACTCAAGTGCGTCGCAAGTACGTTGAGATTTTGGCGCGCATGAAGGAAACCAAATACACGCAGCGGACTTTGAACCCCGCCGCGCCTGACCAGATCGACATGGTGGCACGCCACGGCTTGTCCTATCCGTTTGATCTGGTTGAAGACAAGAACCCACGCGGCCGTGCATGGCTGCAAAACGTCTTGGCTGAACCCGCCTAAATCAAAGGTCCCGCATGAACTTGCTTCAACTTGTCAACCAGACCCGTGTCGAGTGCGGCGTGTCAGGTCCTACGCTGGCTTCAGCGCAGAACCTGACCGGCGAATCAGCTCGCATCCTGGCCTGGGTTCAGCAAGCCTGGATCGATGTGCAAACGTCGAAAGAGGATTGGCTTTTCCTGCGGGAACCCTTTGAATTCAACACCGTGGCTCAGCAGTGGGAATACACCCCCGCTAACGCTGGACTCACGAACTTCGGTAACTGGAAGCGTGACAGCTTTCGGGCGTCGTCGGTCAACAACTTGTACCGCGACGAGCAGCTGATGAACTACATGGACTGGACGACGTACAGAAACCTGTACCGTTATGCCAACATGCGCAACACGTATGCCCGTCCTGTGGTGGTCTCGATCACACCCAACAAAGATTTGGCTTTCGGCTCGACGCCTGACCAAGCCTACACAATCGTTGGCGAATACTATACACAGCCTGTCAATCTCTCGGCTGACACTGACATACCGGGTATCCCCGATCGATTCCAAATGATCATCGTGTATCGCGCCATGATGTACTACGCAGGCTACGAGTCTGCACCTGAAGTTCTTTCGCGCGGTGATTATGAGTACCGTCGCCTGTACTCCCGCATGGAGATTGACCAGCTGCCAACCATTGTCAGCGGACCCCCGTTGGCTTAAAGGGATACCATGGCACAAGGAATGGCTCCAGTTAAATACGACCTGATTAGGATGAACGGTGGCCTCGATCTGGTCACCCCTACCCTGTCACTGCCCCCAGGCGTCGCGCGCGATGCGCTGAACTTCGAGGCATCCATCACCGGCGGCTACACACGCATTGCCGGGTACGAGCGGCACGACGGCCGCCCCAATCCCTCTGACGCCCTGTACAGCATCATCACGGTCAACCTGAGCGCCACCGTGAACGTTGGCGATACGATCGTCGGCAACACCTCGGCTGCGGCAGGCTACGTCATTTCCACGTCTACCAATCAGCTGGTCTACACCAAGGCCGTAGGCTCGTTCACGGTGGGCGAAACCCTTACAGTAGGCGGCGTGTCCAAAGGCACGCTGACCGCCCTGGGCGCGGCCTCGGGCACGACCAGCCTGCAAGCTGCCCAATACCTGAACCTGGCTGCTGACGCTTACCGCGCAGACATCACCGTTGTGCCGGGTTCTGGCCCAATTCGCGGCGTCGTTTACTTTGGCGGAGTTGTCTACGCCTGGCGCAACAATGCCGGCAACACGGCCATGGCCATCTACAAGTCCACAACCAGCGGCTGGACCCTGGTGCCCCTGGGCTTTGAGCTGGCGTTCAACACCGGCTCCATTCAGTTTGCT